TGTTTTGCTCCTTCAACCGCATATGTCCCAACCTTTTTCATAGTATTCCCAACGCTTTTCAAATCAATTCCTACAGTTGGCATTTTTGGAATGTTTAATTTTATATTTGAAAATAATGATGGTTTTTTTTCATCAATATGTTTTGAGTTTGTATTATCATCCGTTTGTTTTTTATTCATAGGATTTTTATCACTAAATTTTTTTTTTTCTTCAAAAATTTCTGGATATTTTAATAATTCTCGGTCAGTATCTTGTTCTAACAATATGTCTGATTCTTCAATTGATGGACCATCATTTCCAATTACTGATTCATTATTTTTTGGATTAACTTTTGAATAATCTATATTTTTTGCTTCATTTTCATTATTAATAATATTATTATTATATTTAAAAACACTTTTTGAAGGTGGAGTTTCACTTAGTGTATTTGAATTATTAGTATAATTAACTGCAGAGTCATCCTTTGAAGATAATAAGCTATTTACATGTAGGTTTTTCATATTTTTTGTACTCATTATATATAATTATAACATTTAAAATTCGGGTTCATGTCTCTTGAATAAGCACCCCTGAATCGGAAGATTCATAATTTGTTTTATAATCGCCGGGTCTTGGTACGCAGTTGTATCCATCCATATTTTCACAATACAAAAATTTTTTTTAGGTGAAATTGTTATACCATTTATATGACCCGATAATTCCGCCTTTGTCGTCAGCGACTCCCCACAACACAAATAAACTAAAGTTCTCCATACATCTGCAACCTGTTTATTCAATATCCTATAGGAAAAACAACCACCCGTTCTATTTTTCGGATCTTCCCACATTGGAGCTATCCCCCCTCTCATCAAAAACAACATACATTTCGCTATTACTGGCTCCGGTATCTGTTTATTGAGAGCAATCACTTCTTCGGCGGATTGAATATCTCCCAAAATAGTCGTGTAACTCGAAATATCCCAATTCTTATCGTCTGGTAAATGGTAATATAAATTCCATTTATCATTCAAGAAGTATTTTGGGGATTGAATACTCACCGTATCCATCATCACACCTATATACTATTTTCCTAAATATCTTTTTATATTCTTTTACTCATTCTTTTTATCCACAAAATCCGTATCATAATCTCCGTCATATGGTTCTTCATCCATTTCCTTCAAGGAAAAACATTTCTTCCACTCATACCCAGTAGGAGTAATCTCGATATATGTATCCGCTCCAAATTCGATGGTTTCGCAATTCGAATCCATCATACGTATCGTGTATCCACTGTCAAAAATGTATCCCCTATATTGATATTCCAGACACCTCAATACAAATGACGGTGTGAATAACTGATTCCCTACAATAAACCACGATTCATCCAGTTTAATCTCGATGGCCTCTGCTAATTCAGGATGAATATATTCAATCGATAAAAATTTTACGGTCGATTTTTCCTCTGTGATTTCATTAAGAGGTTCATCATTACGACGGACGACGTAAAACGGATTCAGTTGAGGAATTGTTGCTTTTATGATAAGAAGCGGAGACAATTGTTCGGGAGTGAATCTAGCGGCGATAGTTGAAATATACTTGGTGACATATTCACTGCTCGAATGTTTGCTGAATAAGTCGTATGAAAAATAACTCGAGAAAAAATGGTCGTAATTTTCAAAAAACGTGTATGTCTGGGTTATACTTGTCGTATTTGGAAGAAGATAAGATACCGATATCCACGGGGATTCTCGTGGCTCCATCCTACACAGTGTCAAAAAGGAATATATTTGCTCTAGGAAATACGAGAGTTCTTGTGTAAGGGCTGTCAGGGACTCATTCGCCAATATGAAGTCTTTTACTTGGTTGTAAATACGGCATCCCCATAGAACGGTGGTAGTTATAACGACGTATTGTGCGGATTCGAGCGTGAACTCTGTTTCGGGCTCTTTAGTGGTTTCGGCTGGTTTTTTTTCTTCGGGTTTGAATAAGCTTTTGTATAAAAGTTGTAGAAGGTGGGACATATTACGTTATTTATAGGGTAGTTTTTATATTGTTTTTACATCTATGACGTAAAAAAATATGTTATTATTAGAAACTAGCTACCTAACTACGCGCACCCCACTATTCTTTCTCTACCTCTACTTCTTCCTCTTCAATATCAGAAAGTTCTTCTTCGATTAGTTCATTTGCCCAGTGTTCGGTAAATCCATCACCGAGTCTTTCTGTGAGATCGGGTAATTCTAAATTTGTTACCGTTTCTTCAGGAGCAGCAGCAGTTACTTGTGTTTCTGTTGTTGTTGCCGAAACGTCTCCTGATGTAATAACCGTTTCTGTCTTCTTAGCACGAGGCTTCTTTGGTTTCTTTTCTTTTTTTTCGTCATCAGAATCTTCTGATGCTTTCTTGGTTTTCTTGGTTTTCTTCTCTTCGACTACAGGTGGAGTCACTTCAGTCACGGCTTCTGTAACAACAGGTTCCTTAACTTTCTTAGCACGAGGCTTTTTCTCCTTTTTCTCTTCGACAGCTGGTTCTTCACTTACCTCAACCTTGACAGCTGGTTCTTCACTTACCTCAACCTTGACAGCTGGTTCTTCACTTACCTCAACCTTGACTTTCTTAGCACGAGGCTTCTTCTCCTTTTTCTCTTTGAGAACAGGTGTCTTGACCTTTTCTTTTGTTTCTTCGGTTTCTTCTTCACTTACCTCGATAGCTGCTTCAGGTTCCTTGACTTTCTTAGCACGAGGCTTCTTCTCCTTTTTCTCTTCTGCTGCTACTACTGGCTTCTCCTCTGAATTCGTAGAAGCAGCAGCCTTCTTTTTTGTTTTCTTTTCTTTGGTTTCTTTAGTAGGTTCGACAACGAGCAAGGCAGGAGGCACTTCCAATTCGTTTTTGACACAAAATTCGCGTCCGAATATAGTCTTGAGATGAACAGCTACTTCCTCTGCGAATTTTCCTGCGCGAATATCAGCAACAATCGTATTCACAATAGATACCTCGACAGGAACCTTTGGTTTACGAACGCGCTTCGCAGCAGTAACAATAGCATTGGTAATAACTTCAATTGGCATTTTAGTGACAGATGACATTTTAATAGTAGTAATCGTTAATTGGGTGCTCTTCATTCACTCGAAAAAAAGGAAATCAATTTTTTTGGAACCCCCCTATCAAATATCTCTCGAAAATGTTCTCTCGAAAATGTTCTCTCGAAAATGTTCTCTCGAAAATGTTGTCGTTCCTCCCCAAAATTCCATATAAAAACAAGTATCTATATAAAGTAAATGACAAAACCAACACCACCACATAACGCTCTTTTCGCCAGTATCCTCTCCAAATTATCCACAGCAATGTCAACCGCAGGAGAACAAATGCGTTCAAGAGCATATAAACGGGCCGAAGAAACCATCCTTTCCACTACTGAAGACATCAACTCCGTAAAAGATCTAGAGAACAAACCCGGAATAGGCCAAACAACACTTCATAAATTACAAGAATATTTAGATACCGGAAAAATAAAAGTTCTCGAAGAATACGAGAACCAACCCGAAACCCTCCTTTCAGAAGTATACGGAATCGGACCTAAAAAGGCGAAAGATTTAGTCGAACAAGGAATCACCACTATCAAACAATTACAAGAACAACAAAATAAGGTTCTCAACGATGTCCAAAAGAAGGGGCTGAAATACCATGCCGATATTTTGAAACGAATACCACGTAGTGAAATAACCCTTTATGACAAAGAATTCAAATCCTTTTTTTCGAAGGAGCAAGATTCCGAAGCCAAATACGAAATCGTAGGTAGTTATCGTCGCGGTCTAGAAACGTCTGGTGATATTGACGTTATTATTACGTCTTCTACGAGAACCACCTATGATAATTTTCTAGATGTTCTCATCAAAAAGGGAATTATTACGGAAATTCTTTCACGTGGAAAACAGAAATGTTTGGTCGTCGCAAAAATAACGGATACGCATCGGCGCGTGGATTTCCTTTATGCCACCCCCGAAGAATATCCCTTCTCGGTTCTCTATTTTACGGGCAGTAAGGGATTCAATGTTGTCATGCGAGGCCACGCATTAAAAATGGGATATTCGATGAATGAACACGGCTTTACTGGTCCATCAATAACACAAAAAATTGAAGCGGAGGAAGATATTTTTAAATTTCTACAACTAGAATATAAAATGCCAAAAGAACGTGTAGATGGAAGGGCTGTCGTTCCTCAAACAACAGAAGAGTCAAACCCCGAGTTGAATATTCCTGTAGTTGAACCGATTCTTCCTCCAAAAATAACAGAGAAGAAGGAGAAGAAGGAGAAGACGGAAAAGACGGAAAAGAAGGAGAAGAAGGAAAAAACGGAAACAAAAAAACGGAAATCGAAATCCCCGAAACAATCCAAAAAGAAGTCCCCAAAGGATGTTCCAAAGGATATACCAAAGGATATCCCAAAAGAAGTCATAAAGTCCCTCGATGAAATCGTAGCTGAATTCAAAGAACGCGGACAACCGGTTCTCGAAACTCTCTCTGAATCCCAATTAAACGCCATTATGAAAAAGGCCAACGACGCATATTATAACGAAGAACCTATTCTAACGGACAGCGAATTTGATGTCATAAAGGAATATGTTGAGATGAAATACCCGAAGGCGGAAGCGTTAACCCAAATCGGCGCACCCATTCAGGGAAAGAACAAAGTCAAACTCCCGTTCGAAATGGCTTCGATGGATAAAATAAAACCCGATTCAGGCGCATTAGAAAGTTGGTCGGCGAAATACAAGGGGCCTTATGTTCTCTCTTGTAAATTAGACGGCGTAAGCGGATTATATGTTTCGGACGACAAAGGAAAATACAAATTATACACTCGCGGAAACGGGCATATCGGCCAAGACGTCTCCCATTTGATCGATGTTCTCGATCTTCCGAAAATGGCGAAAGGAATGGCCGTCCGTGGAGAATTCATCATTTCGAAAAAGATATTCGCCGAAAAATACGCCGCCGAATTCGCGAATGCCAGAAATATGGTTTCGGGAATGATAAACCGGAAATCCGCCGATGAAAAGGCGTGCGATCTCGATTTCGTCGTATACGAAGTCGTCGCGCCAGAAATGCCGCCTTCAAAACAGATGACCACTCTCGCCGAATTAGGATTCAACGTCGTCCAAAACAAGCTAGAGAAAAAACTGACAAATGCCGCCCTTTCCGATATCTTAGTAGATTGGCGTACATCATACGACTATGAAATCGACGGCGTGATTGTCACAAACGACGCCATTTACCCTAGGTCGTCAGGGAATCCGGCCCACGCATTTGCTTTCAAAATGGTCCTTTCTGACCAAGTAGCAGAGGCTCGTGTCGTGGATGTTCTCTGGGAAGCCAGTAAAAATGGGTATTTGAAACCGCGTGTGAGAATCGTTCCTATTCAATTGGGAGGCGTTACCATCGAATACGCAACAGGATTCAATGGAAAATTCATAGAGGATAATAAGATAGGCGTCGGCGCGATTATCATGATGGTACGTTCCGGCGACGTTATACCCTATATTAAATCCGTGACGACGCCCGCTGAAAAGGCGAAAATGCCTCTCGTCCCCTTTGTCTGGAATAAGACACACGTAGACGTTCTATTGGAGAATCCACACGAAGATGAAGGTGTCCAAGAGAAGAATATTACGATGTTCTTTACGTCTCTAGAAGTAGACGGGCTGGCAAAGGGGAACGTCCACAAATTATACAAGGCGGGGAAAACGACGGTTCCCCAGATTCTTCGAATGACGGCGGCGGATTTCCAGACGGTCGAAGGATTCCAGAAAAAGACGGCGGAGAAATTAGCAGAAGGAATCAAAGCCAAGGTGGAAGCGGCCTCCCTTCTCGATATCATGGTGGCCTCTGGGAAACTGGGTCGCGGATTAGGCTCGCGTAAAATGACACCCATTATGGAGGCTTTTCCCGATATTCTGACATCTGCCGGTTCATCCCAAGATAAGGAGTCGGCGCTCCTTTGTATTGAAGGAATCGGGAAAGAAAACGCGCGCGAATTCGTGAAAAATATTCCGGCATTTTTAGAATTCTTACGAGAATGCGGGCTTGAAAAGAAACTCGCGGAATCTGTCACAAAGGGAAAATCCGCTAGCGCGGCCGCTGCCGCGGCTGCCGCCGCCGAGGTCATTCAAGGCCCCCTTACTGGAAAAAAAATCGTGATGACCAAGGTGAGAGACCAGGCCATAATTTCCTTTATGACAAAACAGGGAGCCTCTCTCGAAGACTCTATGAAGAAAGACGTTTTCGTTCTCATTGTGAAATCGAGAGAAGACACGTCGAATAAGACGGAATATGCTGTCAAAAACGGAATAACGATTATGACGCCGGAAGAATTCAAAGCGAAATATATGTCATAATTGGAGTGTATTGTAATGTGTCATAAAGGATAATATTATATAATCCTTTATGACAGGTGCAAAAAATTTTTTTTTGGGGTTTTCTTTATACCTTTATCGGAGAAAGCGTGGGTAGGGCGGCGCATAGGGCTTCCTATTTTATATGTCCAGACTCACAGTATTTCCGCGGGAATTGTTATTTCTTCTGCGCGAACGTTTGGGTAAATTGCCTCCCTGCATATCATTCAAACTTGTAACTGAAATCATCGAATCCATTCCATATTCACTTGAAATATCTTTTGGTGGATTGTAGGGGGTTTGTTCTTCCGATGGTGGTTGAATAGGATCAGGAATGATTTTCGTTTTTAATCCTGAAAGGATACTGTCGATATCTGCACTAGGGCCATTCATTTCCCTTCTTAATGGTGGTGGAAGAATCGGCTCGCTTCGCCCACTCACCGGTGCTGGTGGTTGTGGCATTGCGGCCCCTCGTCCCATAGAAATATCCGGTCTATTTTGCGGCGGTTGTTGGAAGGAAGACACATTGTTTCCAGGACGTTGGGACATCATCGGCATCGATTTCGTTTCTACGGGTGCTGGAGGTGGTCCCATATTACGTGATGGTCCCTGTTGCTGAATATCATTCATGAAATTATTTGCCATGGCGAATCCAGGACTCGCCTGCGACATCGAACTTACAGTGGCGTTTGTGAACATTTTCATCAATTCGGGGCTCTGTTTGATAACATCGTTGAATGCCGGAGTCGCCGTTGAAAGCGCCTTATTGGTGAAATTGACCATTGCCGCTGAGAACCCGAGACGAAGGAGGAGCGAAATCTCTGGTGACAATTTTCCGCCCTTGTATTTGTCGTGAAGTTCGGAGAAAATCTCTTCGTATGAATCAATATCCTCGCTTACTTGTTCTCCCCAACCATCGAGATTGATATCAAAGGGATTGAATGCTGAATTGGCATATTCAAGCGAATTCACAGCTGTCATAAACCACCATCCCTGAAGTTTTACGGAATCTTTTTTCCTCTTATCTTCCAAGGCAGTCTCATATTCATCTTCGACTTCTTCATAAGCAGATTCCATGGTGAAATGCGGGTTGTTTTTGATAAGCCCCTTTTCATACCATTCTTCGATTTTCTTTATCATAAGACGCTTCTTTCGGCGTTTTTCTCTATCTGACAATTTGGAAGAAGACGAATTCTGAGGAATTTCGTTTATTTTGGAAAATCCGTCCCATGTTTTCGTGTTTCCCATACTGTCCGCTGTGGCTTGTCCTAAAGAAGGGTCAGAAGCAGGTCCAGCAGAAGCAGGCGCAGCGGAAGAAGAGGACCCCCCTAATCCGAAGAAGTTCGAAAAAGAGCTTCCTAAGCCCCCTACGGATTTTGTATCGGAAGATGCCGATGCCGACAGATTGTTCAACTCGTTTTCTAATTTGTCTAATTCGCCTAAATCAATGTTCATTGAACCTGATGGGGCTTTCTTTTTATCATTCATAAGGAGTTCGATTCCTCCACCGATGGACGACGAAGGTCCATCGTCTAAACTGATCGATATTGGTTCAAAGTCGCTTAGTCCTAAATCAATCTCTTCCATTTTATGTTAATATGACAAGAAATATTTTTAAGTCCTACGCACAATTAATTATTTATTATCTATATTCTTCGATTGCTTGAGCCACCAGACCCCCTGTAAAAAACAATCCGCCAAATCATCCTTTTTTTTCCTTTCACAAGTCGTCCATTGTTCTCCACCTAGAAATGTTTTTTCGTTGAGAACCTGTTCACAATAAAAAACACCATCCTTCTTGTGTTCTTTATATTTCTGACTTTGCGTTTGTTCTACGGATTCTTCCTTCGCTTCTTCTTTTGGACCCTCCTCTTTTTTACCTTTCGAGAACATTTTCAATTTATTTGCCGAAGAAATAAACTCTATACGAATATTTTCATATTGCATAATGAAATATTGCGCCAACATTCCCTGAACGGTTTTCATCCTACTTGCCAATGGGGAAATCTGGTTCTCGATGAGAACCACGGAAATATCTTCCGGCAATAATTCTTTAAAAACGCGTTTCATAGCTTGTCCTAAAGAGATTAAATCGGCTTCGCCGGCGGAAAGCGATTTATGTTTCACCGGAATCAGGCATTTTTTCGCCAAATGGTTCTCGACGTTTTTGAGAACCTCCGGTTTTTTTCCCGATTCGTCTACGCCGAATTCTTTGGCAAGCGCTTGTAATTCTTCCAATTTCATCTTTTTGACAGTTCGAAAACGGGGTTCCGGAAGAAGCCACGTGTTATTGATCGCGCAGGCTTTTGCGTGTTTGTCACAAAGGTAATATTCTGTCTGTTTGTATTTCGCTAGGTGAGAACACGGGGTTTCGATCGTGGTCTTTTTTGCTGTTTTTATGGTAATGTGAGAACATTTGTGTTTGACCTCTTCTTCGCCTAGGAGGGAAAGCACTTTCCAATCCTTTATGACCGTTCGTTGGCCTTCTCCTGATGGGGCCTCAAAGAGACAATATGCCATGTTTTTGATTCCCACGTCGAAACTGATGACCTTTATTGGATTTGAGTCCATTCGTTTATACATAAAAAAACTATTTTTTATATGTATTTTTCCACCGTATTATTTATCCGTTTCACTCCTCTATTTTTTCTATTTTTTCTTTATAAGCTGCGAAGCCGTGTTTGGCAATGAATTCGAGATGGCGCATCGTAATCGCGATTGAAGAACCGGAATGACCACCGCCATATGCGTCGCTAATTTTCATCATTAAATTGTGAATTGCGGGGTCGTTATTGAACATAAAGGATTCGCCTGTGAAATTGGCTAGAAGCTCCCACGCTTCATTCATCTGAACCACACCATACGCGCTGGATATCATATTGATATTATGTTTCAAAAACGAGAAATCCGGTTTATTGGGTATACGCGATTGTATTGACGGTGGTGGTAGAGGTGGCATAATTAGTTGTGCTGTATCTGTCATCTTATTGTGTGCTGTTTATAAAATCCAATAAACGTAAATCAATTTTGTCTCCATCTATTTTTTTCCCACTTTCTTATCGAATAACTCGGCCTGTGTAATCTCAGGAGCAACCATTCTAGACTCTAATTGCTGTCTAGATAGATAAATGTCTTTCAAATCGCTGGCCTGATATCCTACAGGTTTCTGATTGTTCTCAGCACTAGGGAAAACATAAGGAGTAGAATAACCAGAGATTCCTAAATCACTATACCGTTTTAGATACCCGGCATCAGTCGACGCCTGAATACAATTATATTTCATAATCTCTTTAGCGTTCTTTGTCAAATACTGGCGGTATTGCCAGTTCGTTTCCACGCCGATTTCTCTTAACAAATGTTCATTTAAAACCGCCTCTGGTTGATAGGAAGCCGTAATAGTTCGACCATCCGACATTAGCGGAGGAAATCCGTCGTATTTGTTATTTGAATGATATCCTAGATGAGATTGGGGTAATGTTTCCTTTATGACCGGATATGAGCATTTTGTTAAAGATGGATGTGATTTAAACATTCTATATATTTTATAGAATATTTATTCTATGGGATCTACGTGGTATTTTATGCTTGTTCCAAAAGACGAATTAAATCCTGTTTTTTCATCTTCTTGGTATCGGTTGCTAAACCGCGAGTAATTACCATTGTTCTCAAATACGATACATCCATCTTTTTATAATCTGGTATTTCTTTTGAACCGATTTCGATTTCGATAGAAGGAGAGGGTTCGTTTCTTCCGTCCTCGACCTCGATCTCGATCTCGGTCTCGACATCTACCTCTGACTCATCGATATCAATATCATTTAGATTTTCCTCTTCCAAATCGGCTAAAGGTTCAGATTCAGTTGGCTCGCTAATATCGACGGAAATGACTTTGACATCATTGTCTTCGTCGTCTTCATCATCCAATTCGGTATCTGAAACGACGATCTTTTTGAATCCGTTGTTTTCGTCGTCGTCTTCTTCTTCATCTTCGACGTCGTTATCATATTCGTCTTCGTCCTCACGAGAGAATCGAGATGGATGAAACATTGAATTAGGTCGTGACCCGAATATTTGTAATAATTCAGGAGGAAATAGACCATTACCAAAAGCCATTCCTGGTGGTCTTACTGGACTCTCTTGATGAATAGAGGCTGCTGAAGCGGCTCCTACAGAGGCTCCTGCTGCTAGCATTGCTGCTTGCGCCGCAACAGAATCCTTAATATTCTTCATCTCTTTTACCATCGAGTTCATAATCTCAAACATAGTATTACATTTATCTTCCAACATCACTAAACGTCCCTTGAAATGATAAACGAGCATCATAATGAGAATAAACGTAATTGCTAAACTAATAAAGAATAATGTTTCCAATAAACTAAAAAATCCCATATATTAATTAAATACATTATTAACTCTTTATTTTGACGAATAGTTGACGAATAGTAAAAACTCCAATGAATCCTACAGAAGAAATATACCTCTATATTATACATTATGGATTCTGCCTCATCGATACAACCAGCGACAGTCAGTTCTTCATCTCCTATTGCTGATGGCGCTAAAAATACTCTTATCATTATACTGCTCGTTATTCTCGTTTTATCGCTTTTAGGAATAAATGTTTTCATCATTTTCGGAAACGGTCTACAAAAACTCATCGATATTTTCAATCCCGTTGTTTCTAAAGCCCTCTCCGATTTAGGATATGCCTCTGGAAACGTCATCGATAAATCCGCCGATTTAGCAGCTGATGCTTCTAAAACCGGTATCGACATTTTGAATGATACTGCTCAATCCGTTGGAGAACTTTTAATCAAAGCCAGCGGACGTGGTTCGGGTGGTACTTTAGATGTCAATATCAATCAACCCAACTTTATGGCACCTCTAGATCCTTCACCAAACCATACTACAAATCCAATTCAATCTGGAGGCGCATCTGCCAAATCACAATGGTGTCTTGTAGGTGAATACAACGGCGCTCGCGGTTGTATTAACGTGACCGATCAAGACAAATGTCTTTCCGGTCAAGTTTTCCCCAACCAACAAATGTGTCTTAATCCTACAATGACACAAAATAAATCATAAAGAAAGATAATAAAGAACCCCTATTATCTTTTACAATGAGAACCATCTATCTTCTCCAACTTGAACATTCCAAATATTTCCTTTTGGCAAGAGAATTCGAACCCAATCCATCCGTCGTCTATTTCTTTCTAGAAGCCACCGTAAAATACGAATTTTTGAAAATCCATAGACCCCTAGCCATTCTGAATCAGTGGCCCGAAACCCACGCACTAGACCTCGATACGTTTGTCAAAAAGAATATGATGACCTACGGTATCAACAATGTTCGCGGTGGAACCTATTCCGCGACCACCCTAACGGACGAACAGACCGCCGTCATAAATGCCGAATTGAATGCCGCCCCTTCGGCGAAAGACATTTCCGATGTTGTCATAAAGAGTATTATTGACGCTTACGCCGATACGCTTCTTTCGAAGGCCGACATTCGTGTGGAAAAGGACCGATTAGAGGCAGATTATGCCAAATGGCGGAAAGAGAGCCGGATTCTCTCCGAAATCAGGATAGACGCAGAAGCAGCGAGAGCCGATATAGAATGGATTCGCCAAATGTGCCAGAAAGAGGTCGCGGCATTCCGCGCAGGAAAACGCCAGACGCTTTTATACCGTCTCGAAAACGGAAGCGATATCGAGAACTATCGCCGAATTCTCCCCCTTCTCAAAAAGATATATACTACCTTTATGACAATATACGACAGGCCTTATAATGGTGTTTGTTATAAGAACCCCGAATTCCTTCTAGACGATTTTGTGTTCCATTGGCACAGGATTCATATTTCAGAGGAGTTCGAGCGTGTCGAGAGATTATGCGAAGAATATTCGTTCTTTGTGACCTATATCGAGAACCGAATGGCAGAAGCCGCGTTCGACGTTTCTACTTGGGGAGAAGAAGCCGAGTTGCGATTCTCGTCTTCGTTATTCCTTTTGGACCTCTGTTTTACGTGTTAGCTTTGGGCATACGTGCCATACGGTATTCCGCTAATGGTTAGCTGTGGAAGAGGCGAAGGAGGTGTCGGATTGTTCCTTATACTACAATTTGTCTGAACTTTGGTTGCCTGTGTTATATTATAATTGCTCGTTATTATCGGGGTTTTATAATAATTCAGGTAGGTACTCGTATTCGGATAAACGGGATAACAAATGACGGATAGTTTCACATCGTAAATATAACCTACAGAAGCGGGTAACATAATATTCGAACACGCGACGATTCCCATATAGCAGGAACCCGAATAAGAAGAAACGCCGGTATTCAGGCTAATATCTATAGGAATAGTATTAAACGTGGATGTTACTGGCATTCTCAGGGTTACTTGAGAATAACTATAATAGATCGTGAGTTCCATATGGTCGATCTTTATTTGTAGAGTGTTTTGACTTCCCGAAGGGACTTGAGCTGTTGTATCTCTTTGACCTGTGAAATCGACGGATATAGGTGTGCTGAAATTGTACAAATAATAGGGGGTGTCGACATTAATCATAAAGAGAGTGAATATATCGGTAGGTGTATAAATATAGGTTACATCGGGGTAACTCACATAATCCCACGGAAGCGGATTTGCTTGGGCGTTTAGAATACCGTATGCGTTATTCGTACTGTTTGTGAAATTGTAAAGGGGAATAGTAGGATCGTCATAAAGCATAATGGCTGGTCCAGGAACATCCGACGATGATGTGGGAGTTTTTATAATGACTCCTGGAGGACAAATGGTAACGACACCATTTATCGTATTGGCGGCCAAATATTCTTGCGAAAAGGTTCGCTGTTGATAATATCCGCTTACTGCTTGTGCGTATTTTTGCGCTCTAGTAAGACTATTCGTTTGCGTGCTCATTCGACTACTGCTGTATTTGAGGATTTCGGCTTTTCTGCGCATATCTAGGTCGAATTTCGTATAGGGCTTATTCGTCTGCGGATTTATTTTTTCGTATGGATTATTTGCCAGATTATCATATCGAGTCGGTGGTTTATTGAATAGCTGGAATCGGACTTTTTGGTCTACGGAATTCAAATACGCCTGGCTATTACATACATTCATAGAATCTGTCATTATATGATAATGACACATTTTTAATCGTGTTCTATTTGATGAAACTGTTATACCATTCGTTGGAAACGGCATTAATCGCTTTAGGATCATACGAACTTTGCGTGATGTCCTTTGTATTTGGTCCCGCTTTAACTATTTTGTTTATTTCAATCACATTCAACGCCCGACTAAAATAATGGAGATTCGACAAAAATCCGCCGAATCCATTATATGGAGCTACAACGACATCATAGAAATTCTGTTTTGGAACGTTCTTGAGATTTTGTCGTTTTACTAGATTGCCATTAATATACGCATCTATATAGGTATTTTGGCAACGGATAGCTAAATGGAAATATTCTAATGGCAGATTAGGAATATCTATAACGAGGTCTTGGCTTCTAATGGCCGGTGTATCTACTGTATCCATAAGAATATGAAGATGATTCTGATCGCCAGTTTTTCCGAAATAGACACCTGGACCATTATTGAGAGAACAATACTCGTTGAATCCGTCATTTGGAAGACTGACATCGCCCTTTACGAAAATAGGATTATGCCAATTGGGAGTCACTCTTGAACCAGTAGTGTTATCGCTTAAATTCAACCATACAGACCAAGTGAATTCGATACCCGTCGCTTTATTATCGGATCTCAATATCATCTTTGAATCTGTATTCGCTGGATTTTGCGTAATAATGACCTGTTTGGTTCCATTAATCTGGCCCTTTATTAATAGCGGATTTTTCGGTTTTTGCGCGAAATATCCGATTACTTTTATCATCAGGAAAAATAGAAGCAAAAATATGAGAATGACCATTATGAGAAATACGATCTTGGCAACTATTCCATTCGAGTTCAAGAAACTGGTATTTGTCGTATTCACTTGTGACGATTTTGTGAATGAATTCATTGTATCGGACATGGATTCAGATATAGAAGATCCAATTGCTGCTGCGTTATCAAATGAAGTAGAAGCATTAGATGGCGGATTATTCATACTAAATATATATTAGATGATATATATTTTGTTATCAGGTTTTACACCTTTTACACTCCGAACGGGTTCTTCAACGGTATATATATCTGGCTCAAAATACAGGCATAACATATGTGTTTTTATCTTGTTGTAAATTGATATTCAAGTGATAAGATGGCCCCCAAGCGCTTCCTTTATGACCGTTTCCTTTCATGTAGTTATTGTAAACGTCTCCAGCAGAAAGAGGTGTATCCCATCTCGATAATTTGGATAAGACGACTGGGCATCCATTCGCACGAACCGTTCCGTCATCCATTCTAGACCCTGCTCCAGCGAATGTAAATGTAGCGAACGATGCCGGATCTTTTGGTGCCGGTGCCTGGTAAATACCATTAACACCCAAGCTCGTATTATTACTAATATTTACTGCTGTAGTAAATTTGCCGTTAATATACCCTTCAATGTAATTGTAGGACGCTGATACGACTACATATACCCATTTCTGAATAGGGAAAGCGTCAATGTTTATTTGAACTGGTAAAATCATTTTTTCTATTGTGGTAGAACTAGTTGTGCTTATTTTATTGACTAAAACATCGGCATATAAATTACTGCGTTGTCTATCTAGACGGAGACTAAATAAACTGTTTGCTCCATTATTGTCTTTATCGCCAAATGAAAGGAATCTATCTATCTGAGGGGTGAATTGATTGACGTATATCCAAATACCTACTGAGTAATTTATACTATATGGATTATTAATAGATGACGGTGGGATAGATGGAGCAGATTGGGTTAAGTCTACATCTTTAATAATCGTAGGAACGGCTGTTATAACTGTGTATATATAATATGCCAAAAGGACAATTATGATGCCTAAAACAATGATTAAAATGTTCATATACATTACAAAAAGATTTTTTACACCCTTGAATATTCATCTGTGAATACGACGATATGAAGCGTCTCAAATAGGAGGTTTTCGAATTGTCAGTAAATTATAATTATATACCAAAGCCATTTGCGTGAGCGGCTGTTTATAATACACCACGTTACAGATCGCTCCATATAAACCATCGCGATTTGCGTTGTCTCCTGTAGATCCTTTTACGCCGTCCTCTGCGATTTTAATAGAGGAATCTGGTAAAATACCATTTCCAATGGCCATGATATCATATCTTGAAAATGTCGGTAATGGATATTTCGAAGAATCATAAGTAAAAGAATGTTCTAAAATTCCATTTACAAACATATCTACGGTTGTCTGTTTATTTTTTTCTGTTGTAGCCGGTGTGGGCGCAGGTGTCCTATAGAAGACTGAAAATACGCGTTTCCACCAGGACGATAAAGGCGGTGTCGTTGGTACTCCCTCTGTAGAAGAAGGCGATGTCGTCGATATAGGAACGGATTTGTCATACGTCGTATAATTAAATACGAAATTCGTCCATTTCTGTAGAGGTAATGATAGAGGGAAATCCTGTTCTCCTACACGCATTATAAAATCGTTATTCCCTTGATTCGTATTCGAATAAGCCAGTTGTATATGTGGTTTTCCCTCTTTATTCATATAGGAGAATATGGGAGACTCGACGGCATATCCCGGTTTTCCTTTAGGACCCGGATTGACATATGTCCAAAAGGAAATTCCGAAATTATTTGAAATATCCGTGGGAACTTTCAAAGGAAGCGCCGTATTTAACATAACGGGGTCTTCTAAAAGAACCTGTTTTTTCGGGAAAATTTTGTTGTTTACAAATGGCATCAAAAAGAAATACATTAATAATAACAATAATTCGAGAACAAAGAGGACAACTAGCGTTGTTGAAAACGTTTCGTATTCACGAATGGCGGCGTGAAGACCATCGCGAATCAAACAGGGAATATAAAAAAGGAGATTAATGAAAAATCCGGTCCAACCAGAGAGTTTGCGAAGCGTTCCTGAAAAAAGTGTGACAATGATGGATGCGCCAACTAGAAAGATCGCAGTAACGACAATATAAAGCAGATATTTATTGAAGATATATTTCGACAGTTTTAATTGAAGGAAATAGTATCCAAATCCTATCACCATGATGGCTATTACGACGCCTATTATCAAGCCCTTTGACGTGTTTTCATCGAATGAAGTGAACATCGTTAGTCCGAAAACGATGATGATAGGAACAACAATAAATAACAAGTATTTCAAAAAGTGTTTTGTAATTGCTTTTGGGTCGTTTTCTGCTAAAAGCATTTCATAATATACAAACCCGATGATTAATATGACAACTATATATGATACTATTTGAATTACTAGTTCTTGGTCCATTATATATTAAATATATAGATTTATCCCTTTAGTTTCCATTATAAGTTCTCAATCGTGGTTTTTTTACCGTGACAATCGCGGCAGAGAGCGACGAGATTATCTACGTGATTACTTCCTCCGTGTTCAAGCCTGGTTTTATGATCGACTTCGAACCACGCGTTCAATTGGAGTTGGCAATCTCCGCATTTCCATCCTTGACGGGCCGCTACGAATTTCTTCTTTGTTTCGCTTACAGAACGTTTTACACGTTGTCCTCTTGCTCCGCCTAATCCGGAAGTCATTACTCTATTTTCTTGACTACGTAAATGGTCGACGGGTAATACGGGGACATTACCTCCATATGCGTTTTGAGAACTTCCGTAATCTTGTTTCGATGTGAAATCTAAAATGGGACTGAGAATACGGCTCGTATTTTTATCTATAGGCATATATTTCAAATAGTCATTCGTAGCGGACAACATCGAACCCATATTCAGCGGATTCTTTTTCAATAAAAAGTATAACAATAAAGCACCAGAAACAATCGTCGCCATTTTATAATATTTCTTGTATTGATAAATATTCTTCAAATATTTACCATCCGTATATGTGTTGAAAAGGAGCAATCCAGTTATACCAAAAATAAGAATTTCTACGCGCATCTATAGTATATTCACATATTTTCTAGTCCTTCTTTCGAATAAGGTTCTCCAAGGAGTCATAAAGGATGAATATGCGCTTCGCGCTACCCTTACTGGAGGTGCAAAAAAATTTTTTTGGGGGTCCCCTCGAAGGGGGGTCGAAGGGGGGTCGAAGGGGGCCGAAGGGGGCCGAAGGGGGGTCTTTCGTTGCTCCCCGAAGGAGGGGACCCCTATTTCCAGCCCATATATATAAAAAGCAAACAGGCGAAAATGAAGACCCCCACTACGGCGTGTTTCTTCCATTTTATCCTTTCTGACAATACGATGGGTTTCGGCCGATATTCGGCGAAATAGTTCTCTAAAGCGGCATCGAAAGAGATCTCTTCTTTACCTAGCGCGTGATTGACTTTGTTATGAATGAAATGTACCCATTTAATAAAAGAATCCCGATTGTCTAAATAGGGGCTTACTGGATATCGGTCTAGCAATTGACTAAATCGGTTGCCGATCTCGGCATTCGGAATAAAAATGGGGAGGTTGGTAATAAAATCGTAATATTTTCTCTTTGTGACAGCATTCGGGTGGTCTGGATAAGCAAGTGCTAAAGTGGTCATAAAGAACCAATAATGGGGCCCCCACGTGGCGGGATGAAATACGTCATTTGGGTCGGCATAGGTCATGGGGCGAAACTATATAGAAACTATGGATTATAAAAATACAATGGAACCTCAATGTGGTAATTGTGGGAAAACGGGGCATTTATTTCATCAGTGTAAAATGCCGATTACGAGTTTGGGGATTATTGCTTTTACTATAGATACGGAAGGCGTTCATAAATTTTTGATGATTCGGCGAAAGGATACTTTAGGATTTATGGATTTTATGCGGGGGAAATATTCTTTATACAATCGCGAATACCTGCTGAATCTACTAAATGAAATGACGATGAATGAAAAACGCGAATTATTAGAACGGGATTTTGATTCTCTTTGGGGGAAATTGTGGTGTAATCATTCGGGACAATACCGCACTGAAGAAGAGTCGTCTCGCGAGAAATTCAATGCTCTTACTTCGGGTATTATGACAGGAGGCGAAATGTATTCTTTGGCGGATTTGATAGCCGAATCTTCGACATCGTGGGAAGAGGCGGAATGGGGATTTCCAAAGGGACGCCGAAATCATAATGAGAAGGATATCGATTGTGCTTTGCGCGAATTCGAAGAAGAAACTGGATATTCCGCTGGAGAAATAGTTGAGAACATACAACCGTTTGAAGAGATTTTTATGGGGTCGAATTATCGGTCATATAAACACAAATATTTTTTGATGAAGATCGATATGGCCGATATTGAGAAATGTTCGGCATTTGATAAAAGCGAAGTCAGCAAAATAGAATGGAAAACTTATGATGAATGCTTGGATTCAATACGCTCCTATAATTTAGAGAAAAAACGTGTGATTAATGATATTTATATGTGTTTGACAACGTATTCTTTTGTATAAGAACAAATCACCAAGTTATTTTATCCATATATTTAAATCATGAACGAACCAAAAAAAGAAAGATGTAAAAATGGCCAACGCAGAGACCCGAAAACTGGGAAATGTATAGATATGACAGAAGATGTTCTCAAACATAAACAGGCATTACGTAATAAAAAGAAGGGTGTAAATGTGGATGAAACGGGTAAAAAAATAAAACCTACGAGATTTGTGAATACTTCTAGGAAAACGCGAAAATTGCAAAAAAAGGAAACAGAAACTGAAACAGCGACGAAGCCAGCGACAAAGCCAAAAAGGACGCGCAAAAAGACAGTAATGATTTCGAATGAAGCTTTGGAGATTCCCGATGAAATCGTGGACAATACGGTAGACTATCCCGAAGAAGTCATAAAGGCGAATGATAAAGTTCTCGAATTGCCCCAAATGGAAACCCAAATGGAAAACGAAGACTCATCATCCGACTCGGATTCTTCATCGTCCGAAGAAGAGGAAGAAGATACGGACTCATCGGACTCGGATTCTTCATCGTCCGAAGAAGAAGAAGAAGAAGACGAAGATGACAAGAAAACCGTCGAACTATACCCCACTTTGGACGACCCCAATTTCAGCTATAACATTGCGAAAAGAAAGGAATTTGCCGATACAAAATACGATGGTGCTATTAAAGGAATTCGAGAACAAGCCAACCAATTATGTAATTCCGAATTTGAACTGATGCCTCACCAGCTTTTCGTCCGCAATTTTCTCTCCTTTCAGACACCCTATAATAGTCTCTTGTTATATCACGGTTTAGGATCCGGTAAAACGTGTTCTGCTATTGGAATCGCCGAAGAGATGCGATCATATATGAAACAGATGGGAATCACAAAGAGAATTATTATTGTGGCTTCGCCAAACGTTCAAGACAATTTCCGGCTACAACTCTTCGATGAACGCAAATTGAAAGAGTTGCCCGATGGAACGTGGAACTTGAATACGTGTATCGGTAACGCGCTTCTACAGGAAATCAATCCTACGAATTTGCGAGGATTGACTCGCGACCGTATTGTTGCTCAAATCCGTTCTCTCATTAATAATTACTATGTCTTTATGGGAAATAAAGGCGAATTCGCGAATTATATTCGAAAAGCGATTTCGGTTCCTGCTGATGCCGGTTATACCCCAAAAGAGGCAGCGGCGATTCGAGAACGCAAAATAAGAGCGCATTTCAATAACCGTCTTGTTGTCATTGACGAGATTCACAATGTTCGTATCAGCGATTCCAATAAAACCAAACTGACTTCGGTTCTTTTGAATGAGGTCGCCAGAAAGAGTGATAATATGCGTTTATTACTCCTTTCTGCTACACCCATGTATAACTCGTATAATGAGATTATATGGCTCGCGAATCTATTAAACGCGAATGATAAACGCGGAGCCATAAAAATCGAAGACGTTTTCCAGTCAAATGGCGATTGGGTGGAGGCTGATGGCCAAAGGGAAGGAGGGCGAGAACTTCTTACGAGAAAACTCACAGGATATATTTCGTATGTTCGCGGCGAGAATCCCTACGTATTTCCCTATAGGATATATCCCGATACCTTTTCGCCAGATCACGTAATCGGCGCGGAGTATCCTACAAAACAGATGAACCAGATGGAGATAACGGAACCGCTTCAGTTTATTCCTGTATATGTCAATGGAATCGGTGCTTATCAAAATGCTGGATATCAATATATTATGGAATATTACGGGCTAAAATCGAATGTGGTTGTAGATAAACAGGGAAAAGAGAGGGCGATACCGTCTTTTGAGAACATGGAGAGTTTCGGATATACTCTTTTGTTGGCCCCTCTAGAAGCCCTTATTATGGTCTATCCACATCCGGGATTAGACAAAGAAGTCGCGAAGGAGGAAGGAGAAAAGAAAGGAAAGAAGTCCGAAAAGGAAAAGAAAGAGGTGATTAAATCGATTATTGGAAAACACGGATTGGCGAATATCATGAAGTTCTCGAGAACCGAGAAACCTGTTCCACGCAGATTCGATTATGAATATAAACCGAAAGCGAAAGCCGCCTATGGCGAGGTCTTTTCTTCAGATCATATCTCGAAATATAGTGCGAAAATCGCGAATATATGTGAGATTATTCGACGTCCTTCTCAGGGTATTGTTCTCATTTATTCGCAATATATTGACGGCGGATTAGTTCCAATGGCTTTGGCACTCGAATCTATGGGGTTCTCGCGATGGGCTTCTACATCCGACCATAACCGGAGTCTATTGAAACATCCTGCTGAACCGGTTGATTCTCTCACTATGAAAAAAAGGAGTGAAATAAAAGGGGTTTTTAAGCCCGCCAAATATGTGATGATTACTGGCGAAAAGGATTTCTCGCAAAACAATAACGAGGATATTAAGTATGTCACCAATAAGGAGAATGCCGAAGGCGCAAACGTCAAGGTGATTCTTATCTCTATGGCAGCATCCGAAGGTCTCGATTTCAAGAATATTCGGCAAGTCCATATTTTAGAACCCTGGTATAATATGAATCGTATAGAACAAATCATAGGAAGAGGTGTTCGTAATTTGAGTCATTGCGACCTAGAATTCGAAGATCGAAATGTCGAAATCTATTTACACGGAACGAAATTAGACCGTGATGAAGAAGCCGCGGATTTATATGTCTATAGGAGTGCCGAGAAGAAGGCTGTTCAAATCGGGCGCGTCACGCGTGTCATAAAGGAAAATGCTGTGGATTGTTTGTTGAACATTGGTCAGACGAATTTTACGGAAGCGAAATTGTTGGCAGATGTGGCGAATCGGGATATTCGAATTCGGCTTTCTTCTGGTCCGGAGGTGGAATATAGAGTGGGCGATAAACCGAGAACCGAAGTGTGTGACTATATGGCCGATTGCGATTTCAAATGTGCTGTAAGGGGCGATAGTGCGTTTAGAAACGGATTCGGGGAAGAAGTGGATATTTCTGTTGGACCTATTATTCGTGATACATATGACGAGAACTTTGTCAAAGCGAATTCGGTGGTGATTATGAAGAAGATTCGGGATTTGTTTATGGAGAAGATGGTCTATCGACGGGATCATCTCATTGCCGCCATTAATTTTGTGAAGAAATATCCTCCTGAACATATCTATTATGCTCTTACACGATTCGTCCAGAATAAGAATGAGGGACTCGTAGATAAATATGGGCGTTCGGGATATCTCATTTCTAGGGGTGATTATTATGCTTTCCAACCGAGCGAGATTATGGACGAGACGATTTCCAGTTTCGAGCGAAGTGTTCCTGTGGATTATAAACCAGTGGCTTTGACAATGAAGGTCCCAAAGGAAATTCGGCCTTGGATTTCGAACGCGTCTCTTGGTGCTGAATCTGAAGTGGGTTCTGCTGCTGCTGCTGCTTCTCCTGCTGCTCCTGTCGATGCCGCTTCTGTTGCTGTTGTCGAAGAACCGGCGAACACCAGGTCTTATGACGATATCTTAAAGGAAATTACGTCAATTGTTCAGATATTGACGAAAAAAGACCTGGAGATTAAAGCCATTGATAGCAATTGGTATAAACACGCGAATAAGATGGTTCCGGAATTGATGGTCGTTCATCAAATGAAAAGCGAGCTTGTGAATAAATACGTTATTTTCCACTATTTGGATAAATTGCCAGCGGTGGATAAATTGGTTCTCATTTCGAATTTGTATGAGAATGACGAAGGTGGCTCTGCCGAAGAACGACGAGGAGTTCTCGCGATCTTGACATTATACTTTGACGAATTGATTTTGAAAGTAGATGATGAAGGCGAATCGAGAACCGCCGTCGTTTTGGCGAATGGATCTGCAAATAAAATGTTTGTTCAAGGTTCCGATAACGTATGGAAGCCGGCGACATATACCGATGAAAAAACGTTTGCCGCTATTCGTAAAGAGCGGTTGAATGTCCCCTTTGACCGAATTCATCGAACAGAGATCGGGTTCATGCATCCATTTAAAGAGAAAGAGATCGTGTTCAAAACGAAAGACTTGACGCAAAAGAGAAATAATAAGGGGGCAAAATGTACGGATTCTTCCAAACAAGGAATTTCTATGAAAATCGGCGTCGTTCTTGGAGAACCGAATATATATATGGCAACGCAAATCGAGCGCCCCGAATTATGCGTTTTATTAGAAATATTGATGAGATGGAGAACCGAATCCACGGATACCGTCTATTTTTTCGGCCCAGAAAAAGCCAATGAAATGAAACTTGCGAATCTTCATTGGTAATTATACCTTTATGACACCTTTGGGACACCTTTGATGAATCCTGATTGGTAGTATAAAATTGAATGGATTTAAATATATGTATTTATGTATATAAACACATATGCGCCGTCAACAAAGAACACGAGAATCTCAAAAGCAAATCCAAATATTCGACCCCTATTTGCCATCGGTTTTATCAATGAAGGTTTCTCTGCCTATTACTGAAGTGGGAGGAAATATTAAACAGAATTTAGAACGGTTAATCGTGTCAAAAACAGAGGGAAAATGTATTGTAGAAGGATTCATTCGCCCCGATTCCGTTCATATACTCACATATTCCGCTGGAAAAGTAAATACAGGTTCGGTCGAATTCCAAACGACATACGAGTGTATGATATGCCATCCTGTCGATGGAATGCTCGTAAAATGCGTTTGTAATACGATTACAAAAGCCGGTATTCATGCCGAAGTCGTGGATAGAGCAGGAAACGTTCCCATTACTGTCTTTGTGGCTCGTGATCATCATATTAATAATGACCTCTTTGAAAAAGTGACGGAAAATGCTAAGTTGGTCGTTAGCATTATTGGTGTTCGTTTCGAATTGAACGATTCGACGATTTGTGCCATTGGAAAATTAACGGAAATCGAATGAATACATCCTCTGGTGAAAAAGGGTATAAAAATAGAATGACATTTTTTTATTATGGATTTAGAAGGAATCAAAAATGTCATTGAATCTCTTAGTAAAAAACATCAGATAGAAGTTTTGAAAATTATTTATGAAGGTTCTCCAACAACTATTAACGAGAACAAGAGCGGTATTTATATTAATATGGCCTTTTTGACAAAGGATACGATGGACCGTCTGAAACAATACATTGAATATGTTCAAGATCAAGAGAAGATGCTCAAACCAATGGAGTCACAAAAAGAGGACTTCAAAAATACATTCTTTATTGAAAAAGAAGTTAAAGACTGCTTACCATTGAATGTTAGAAATGACATACACTATTCTTAATCAGTATGTATTTGGGATTAGGCTATTTGAGAATCCGGCTGATATATCCGAATTATCGGAATTTTTTTATAGAGGAACGCCGGCTGACACAGTGGCGAAGGAACCTCCGGTAGAGAGTCATAAAGGAATAATTGACGCTTCGCTTGCGGCTTCGCCAGGGGATTCTCCGAAGGAGCTGCCGAAGGCAGAGGCGAATCCTCAGGCGAAGCCGCAATTGATTCCTTTGGGACCCTCCGATAAACCTTCCTCCGATAAACCTAGCAAACGTGAGAGAAAACCATTAGTGACACCAGAAGATACTCTTTTCTGGAATGTTTTTATTGCGGTTTTTGGAGAAAGCGAGTTTCGACTGATCGGCAATAAATTCGCGAATCGCGAATGGGAAGAGAAAAATAGGATTCGTCAGGCTTTTGTAGACAAACCGAAAGAGCTTCAAACGACGAATCATAAAATAACTTTGGGGAACATAAAGGAAATGATGTCGGAATATATGACTGGGAAAACGACGATTCTCGGTGTCGTTGGACTCGCTGTTTATTACAAAATACCGATTTTTTTAGTAGATGAAGTCAAAAAGACACATCTCTCGTTTTTACCGCAAAATGTGGACCACGAAGCGTGTGTCTTGTATAAAACGCGTGCGGGATTTCGGCTTGATGATGGTGGGACGACTCTGGAGACGATTCGTGAGACAACTTTTGGGTTAGAGGGGTATACGCGACCATTACGAGCGATTTCTACCTATAAACGGGGGGAATTGGATTTGATTGCGGAGAATTGTGGTATCGATTTTTGTGACAAATCGAAGGATCAGGTATATAAAGCCTTGTCAGAATACCTTGTTTGGTCTTAATTGTCGATTGAAAGGTGTAAAAGGGTATAAAAAGATTGTTTTAGTATTTACAAATGGCATTTTTCAATAAAAACAGCTATGATTCTTATTTTTCTGTTGAAAATGAGTGGTTCTCTATAGGATATCCTTCCAATCCATCGTGGGGTTGGAATAAAGCGGCGCCAAAAACGTCTCTCTATGATATTGGCATGTCTCATACAGCCAACTCCTTTATGTTGAATCTAGTGGAACTTGTTCATTGGACACCCATTATTCCAGCTTTTTTAATGGCTCAGTCTATACTCACGAATCACGATGAATGGACGAGTTATTTTGATAATGACGATCAAAGAACGCTTCTATTTCTTCTCTCTCCAATAATCGCTTTTTTCGGCGGTCTTCCAGGTATTATGATGCATACATATGAAGGTTGGCAGGTGGCTCCTTTCGATAGTCCATTAAGAGGAGACGCAGAGGATACGAATGTGGTTGTTTCTGATAAAAATAATCAGTGGCTAAGAATTGTTGCGTATTTTTTCATTTTCAATATGCAGTATATTGGATTACAAGCGTTCTCGTATGCCGTTTTGGGTCCAACCTATTTTTTCGGTTGCTTAAAATCTTTATCCTTATTAGGCTTCTTTGTAGGTTATCTAGGTAACCAAGATTATAAAGCCACCTTTAATTTTACATGGGGACAAACCGCGGGCGGTTCAACCTTTCCATTAGCTTGGACTACATTAATACCTTTTATACTTTCTGCGTCATTAAATATGTATGCATTTACCGATTTAGGTGTCTTGGTATTTCCTGGTCATTTTTCCGTCATTCAGTCAATCGCCCCTCCACTCCTAATTGGATTAGGAGGTGCGATTGAAGGGCTATTTGCCGAAACGGTGTTTGACCAAAAAATACACGCATTTGCAGTAATTCTTTTTAATGCCGGTTTTTGGCTTCAACTAAATATGATTACAAAAGGCGGTGATATGCTTTCCTGTAACCTCTAGTAGCTTTGTAGAAAGAACCCAATACAAAATTGATATGATTCGAGTCAAAAATAATATATACACAAATTATATATTATTGATATGTCAAATAAAGAAACAACAAAAGAGAATGCTTCTTCAGAAGGAACGGATAAAGGACCTAAAGACGTAGTGGTTGAAGACAAATTAAAAATGAAACACGCCACAGATGCTTTCAAGGATCGTCTTACACAATATTTAGGTTCAGGATATCCCAGTTTTCGCGATGATCGTAAACAAAACGAATTCGAAATCCGTTTTGGAACGAACACGACAAGCGGGCGACCCCTTTCCAAAATCGACTATGATAATGTTGTAAAACAGCTCTTAAAATCCGGATTTACAACAGACCTACCAGGTGGCCATCATTATCTTCGTATCAATTACCAAGATTCGCTCACCGACCAACGCAAGATGTCGAATGTTCGTGCCGAAATCGTGGGTACCGACCTCGTTCAGGAATATTGCCAGACGAATAGCATACAATCCCTTTTGGACAAACCGTGGAACGACTATAACAAAATCCAGTTCACAAAGAAGAGTTCTACACAAGACGCCAAAGGAATTTTTCAGAAACCTATTGATATGTTCGATATGAATTTCCGCGTTTCTTACCAGCTAGAACAAACCTTCCACGCCGGCGTTCCCTTTATCAAACAAGTCATTCAAACCTGGGCAGATAGAAAAAAAACGTTTCGTATGATGAACCGTGTCAGGTTCTCGCATCCCGATTTACCTATCTTCGCGGATCTCAGTATTATTCGCTCTTCTAAAAAATACGCTTCCACTACGAAAACGGTTGAAGGCGGTGACTTGCGGGGCGGAGGATTCCGCAGACCCCCTTCTAAAGTCGCGATTCCCAAATATACGATTCAAGAATCCGGCGTTTTAGATGGTGTCGAAACCTACGAAATCGAATTGGAAATCGATAATAGCCGTGTTGGAACGGGGAAAAAATATGAGACGGTTGACCAAGTCATGGATGCTCTTCGAACAAGTATTCGAACCGTCCTATGTGGTATCCAACAGTGTTATTATCCTATTTCATTCACAGAAAGAGACCAGGTGATGAACGATTACATGAAACTCATTCGCGGAGAAGAAACCTACGAATATCGCAAGATTGATTTTACAAACCGATTCGAGTTCTCGAATCATTTCGTCTTTATTGGACCCGGTTCCGTTACGCTTCAGCGCGAAAACGTTCTTCCTCCAAAAGAAGGTTCCTCCGCCATCTCGGTTCTCACACATTACACGGTTACAGATAAAGCCGATGGAGAACGCAAACTCCTCTTTATTAATGGCGAAGGCCGTATATACCTAATCGACAACCGTTTCAATGTCCAATTTACCGGAATGAAAACACAAGAAAAAACCGTTTTCAATAGTATTTTAGATGGCGAATTAGTCAAACGCGACAAATTGGGGAACACCATCAACCTTTATGCCGCTTTCGACGTTTATTACGTTCAAGGGAAAAGTTTCCGCGACAAATCGTTTTGCCCCGAAGAATCCGACGAACTCGCGAACCATTACCGTCTTCCTATTCTCCAACAACTCGTCTCTAATTTGAAACCGTCGTCAATCGTCGGCGAAGCCCCCGTAAAAGTCTGGAAAGAAGTCAAAGACAAACACGGCAATCTTGTGTGGTTCCACGTAAAAAGCGGCACATTTTCCAAAACGAAACCGAAATTCGAGTATTCATGCCGGCTTGTTATCCAATGTAAGCGATTCGAACAAGTGACGGAATCACAATCCGTATTTGAATGCTGTGCGAAAATCATGAAAGATGTCGCCGATGGACTCCTTCCCTATCATACAGATGGATTGATCTTCACCCCTTCCCATATTGGTGTAGGCGCGGGTGCTGACGGCCAACCCGGCACTCTTACGAGTGCTACGTGGGAACATTCTATGAAATGGAAACCCGCAGAACAAAATACGGTCGATTTCTTGGTCACAGTAAAACGCGATTCTTCAGGAAAAGAGGTCGTAGAACATATTTACAAGGAGGGCGTCAATACAACCGGCGCAGTAGCAATCGAGCAATATAAAACCCTCGAACTCATGTGCGGATACAGAGAAAAAGACGACGGGTTCATGAATCCTTACCAGGATTTAATCGACGGCGTTATTCCCACGAATAAAGACGACAGCAAAAAATACCGCGCCGAACTTTTCCGCCCGACTGACCCCTATGACGCCAATGCCTATGTGACAAAGATACGGCTGAAAGACGACGGCCAAACCCAATATATGGTATCGGAAGAAGGCGAATATTTCGACGACCTCACGATTGTCGAGTTCAAATACGATGGAAGCCGACCCGCCGATTCGCGCTGGATTCCTCTACGTGTAAGAACAGACAAGACGCAACAGGCGCGTAATGGCGAAAAACAGTTTGGTAATGCGTATCGCGTGGCGAATGCCAACTGGAAATCCATTCATTATCCTGTCACAGAGGAAATGATTACGAGTGGCGAGGGAATTCCCGATATCGTTATAGAAGGCGAGTATTATAAGGGAAATAGAGAGAACAATACGCAAGGGTTGCGCGATTTCCATAATCTCTTTGTCAAAAAGGCGCTTATTCTGGGTGTCGGTCGTCGCGACGATACGCTCATCGACTATGCCGTGGGTATGGGAGGCGACCTTCCGAAATGGATTTCGGCAAAACTGGGATTCGTGTTTGGTATCGACGTCAGTTTCCCGAATATCCACAATAACAAGCGCGGTGCTTGTGCCCGATACCTCAATATGCTTCGCGATAACAAGTCGATTCCGGCGTGTCTCTTTACAGTGGGGAACAGCGGGCTCAATATCCGGTCGTTGAAGGCTTTTCCTGGTGACGCCAACAGTAAAGACAAACGCGTCGCCAATGCCGTTTTTGGAAAGGGTCCTAAAGATGCCACTGTATTAGGGAAGGCCGTCGTGGCTCAATATGGTCGTGGCGAAGGCGGATTCCAGATAAGCTCGTGCCAATTCGCGTTACACTATTTCTTCGAGAATAAGGTGTCGTTTCACGGATTTCTTAGAAATCTGGCGGAATGTACACGGGATCAGGGGTATTTCGTAGGAACGTGTTACGACGGTCGCACGATATTCAAGATGCTCGCGCGAAAGCGCGAAGATGAGAGCGAGGTCTTTATGACAACTGATCGAGACGGCGGTAGAGCGCGTATTTGCGAGATTGTCAAAAAGTATTCGGATACTGGATTCCCCGACGACGATACCTCGCTCGGGTATGCCGTGAATGTGTATCAGGAGAGTATCGGGCAATTTGCCACTGAGTATTTAGTGAATTTCGCGTTTTTCGTGGAGATGATGGATAATTACGGTTTCAAACTGGTGTCGAAAGACGAGGCAGCGCAGATGGGATTGCCAAATTCGACTGGGTTGTTCTCGGAATTGTTTGAGACGATGAAGGGAGAAATTCGGCGAAAACCCGATGCCGAACATGATTATAAAGATGCGCCCTTTATGACGGCTGCGGAGAAATCTGTTTCGTTTTTGAATCGGTATTTCGTATTTAGAAAAGTCATGTCGGTGGATGCCGAGAAGAAGGAGAAGTTGTTCTTACAGGGGGCTTCAATGGAAGCCGCTGCTCTGCCTGATGTGGAGGCTGCTTTCGATCGCGAACAGAGAAAGAGACCAGCTTTACGTGGGGAAATTAAGAAGACGAAGATGCGCGTTCGATTACAGAAACCGGCTGCGGCTCTCTTTTCGGAGGTCACACAGAAAGATGCTGCTTCTGCTGCTGCTGCTGATGAGAAAGATGAACCAGAAAAGAAACGTGCTAGAGAGTAATAGATATTTATACCTTTGAATATTTAGAAAAGAAAAGCGCGTTGAAGAGAAGTTTAGCTATTTTCCTGAAAAAGAGTTATATAAAATAAAAATGTAAGTAAATAATATAGGATGAAGACTCAAAAAATTACTGGATTGCTTGAAAAAATATCTAAAAAGGCATTAGGTGAGAGTGCTTTAAAAATTACAAGTGAAGCAGATTATTTAAAGTATTATGAATTAGAAGAAAAAGGACATTGTTTACTTGAATATTATAGAAAAAAACCTAATACGAGAGATGAAACCGAAGAGGTTTTTTTCTCTCCTTCTCAACAAAGAGATAGAAGTGGGGTCCAACAATATCATCTTAAAACTAATAAAGACGACAAGAATTTTGAAACTGGTACGTTTAAACATTTTTCCGATTTATCCATATATAGATCACCTATTTTTAAACAATTCAACTCAGATTCTATTAAAGGTGATAATGAAGAAGACTTAAAAGATTATGTGTTTATTAGTGGAATTGATAGATCGTCCGAAATAATGGAAACCATTGTTTCTACTAAAAAACACCAATCGGAATTATATAAAAAATATAGATCTATAATCGATGATCTTCAAGATAGCACTATCTACGCAGTTAGAAAATCTCCTGAATTAGGAAAACTTGAAATAAAAAAGGTTGTATTTAGTAGACAAAAAGATGGAAAATGGCATATTATATTGAATGACTTCTCAAGAGAAAAAGACGTCAAGAAAGCACAAGACGATTTTGCTGAAAGAAATGCTAATCATTTAATAGTTCTTACTGATAATAAAAAAAAATTAGAAGAGTTCTTGGTTTCACTTAAAAGTAGGAACAAACTAAACCCAATAGAAGTTGGTACTAAAACTAACGAATTCATAAAATCAGCAAATCAGTATGCTGAAAGTTTAAAGAATGAAGAAAAAAAACTTGAAAACTCTAGATTATTCATTAAAGGATTAGAACAAGAAATAACTATTGACAATTTAGTTGAGAATTGGATGCTTCTATTCAAAAATGTGGAGGAAAAAGCAGGTGGTAAACGCCGCAAGACCAAGAAATCCCGTAAGAATAAACGCGCAAAAACCTACCGTCGCCATAAATGAAGATAAATAAATTATTCTAATCTAAAAATAGTATAGAGTCATAAAGACTATGAATCTATGCGTTTCGTAATATTACTATCGCTTATTCTCGCTGGAAATGCCTTTTATTTCCCGCATTTGAGAACATGGAGAACAAAATTAGCAGATTCATCGGAATACAGAAAATACCCCTTTTCTCAGAAATATTTTGAGAGATACATTAAACGCCTGAATTCGAAGAATATCACAGACCAATCCGAAGCCATGTTCGGGGATGATGACCCTTTTGGACATCTAGGAAATGTAACAGACGGATTACCAGAAGAAAATATCGAAAGGAACGGAACAACCGTAAGAATCATTATCAATAAAAATCTATTGACCCCTTTTTTACAACCGTTTGAAATCCCTAATGGAGATGGAGACGAAGACGCCGACGACGACGATGACGCATACGATTACGAAACCTACCGAAGAAACCGGCGAAGAGTAGTCAAAAAGGGAAAAACGGCGAAATCCGATCATTTCGAATTAGTCGAGAACTCCGGCGTCACTTTCAAAGATGTGGGCGGATACGATGTCATAAAGGCGGAATTGGAACAATGTATCGATCTCCTGAAAAACTACACCAAATACGCCAGATTTAATGTGAGAACCCCGAAAGGACTCATATTAGAAGGTCTCCCTGGAAATGGAAAGACCCTCTTGGCAAAAGCTTTAGCGGGCGAGGCTCGCACCAATTTCATCGCTGTAAGCGGGGCGGAATTCCAGGACAAATACGTCGGTGTCGGTTCCTCGAAAATTCGAGAACTTTTCCAATTGGCAAAAGAGAATGTTCCCTGTATTATTTTTATCGACGAAATCGACGCTTTGGGACGCACTCGAAGTCGTGATGGAGAATCGGCTTCTGCCGAACGCGATAATACGCTGAATGAGCTCCTTGTAGCCCTGGATGGATTCAAAACGACGAATGGGGTTTTCCTTATTGGAGCGACAAATCGCGCCGACCTTTTGGACACCGCTCTTCTTCGTCCTGGTCGTATTGATAAACGGATTTTTATAGGAAATCCCGATGAAAAAACGCGAGAGGCGATTCTACAAATTCATTCTGTTGGAAAACCGAGAGAACCCCAAATAACGAATACTGAATTAGTGGATATGACGGCGGGGTTCTCCGGAGCCCAAATAGAGAACTTATTGAATGAGGCGATGTTGAATGCCTTGCGCGAAAATCGCGAAGAGTTCTCGCGAGAAGATATCGAAGTCGTTACCAACAAGATGTTGGTCGGTTGGCAACCTACAGAACACGAATTCACAGCAGATATCATCGACCATATTGCTATACACGAAATGGGACACGCTATTGTGGGACTGCTTTCCAAACATCATTCGAAGGTCACAAAGGTGATTATTAATCTATCGGCTCCTTCGTCGCCGGGATACACTGTTTTTGAAAGTTCGACGACGAATATTTATACTAGGGAATCCCTTTTTGAACACCTGATGATATTATTGGGGGGACGGATAGCCGAAGAACAATTCTGGGGAATCTCTGTGACGACTGGCGCGATTAATGATTTCGAAGAGGTTCTCAAATTGGCGCATAAGATGATTACGTATTACGGAATGGGAGAACATATCATTTATCCTCGCGATAGTGAGAAATACAAGGAGATTGTGGATGACGAGATTTCGCAATTGATTAAAGATGCTTATAGGTTCTCGACTTTTATTATTGAGAGGTCGAAAGAATTTATTTTTGAAAGTGCCGAGTTATTAAAAGAGAAGAAGACGGTCAAGATAGAAGAACTCATGGAATTATTAGAGACGAAATATTGCCACCTTTTAGAGTTGAAGATTGAATAGGTTGATTCGGTAAAAAACCAATTAAAAATACGGATTGTAAGATAATAGAAACGATGACTTTTTTTATGTTACCTAGAACTTATTTATATATTTATAAAAATATTGAATACAGCAGCGATGAAATGCCTGCTTCTCAATTCGCTCAATCCGCTCATTCCGCTTCGCTCACCCATCTGTCTCCCTCCTTAACAAACTACCTATACAAAATAAAGGAAAAGATAACAGCGAAAGAAAAACAGTGGGATACCTACAAGAAATATACGAACCCCTACGAATACATTCATACGAATGTCCCCCTCAAAAAGAAATCCGTCTCCAAATACAAACCGATTTCGCGATCGTTTTTCAAGATGATCGAAATCATTCATACATTCCATCTCTATTTTCGAGAACCTATTCGAACATTCCATTTGGCGGAAGGTCCAGGTGGATTCATCGAAGCCTTCGCCTTCCTTCGAAAGAGTCATAAAGATAAATATATCGGTATGACTCTTTTGGACCCCGATAATGACCCCAATATACCCGCTTGGAAGAAATCCGACGCCTTTTTGAAAATGAATCCGAATGTCTATCTGGAAAATGGGCGGGATGGAACGGGGAATCTCCTTTCTTTCGAGAACTTCGAATATGTCGTCGCGAAATATGCCGGGGCAGGCGAGAAGATGGATTTCATTACGGCCGATGGAGGATTCGATTTCTCGATGGATTTCAATCAACAAGAGTGTATGATCGCACGCCTCCTATTCGCACAGATGGCCTTCGCACTCTGTCTCAATAAATATCGTGGGCATTTTGTTCTCAAAATCTTCGACTGTTTTATGCCACATACTGTCGATATTCTCTATATTCTCTCGTCCTTCTATGAGAAGGTCTTTATAATGAAACCCAATACGAGTCGATATGCTAACTCAGAGAGATATATAGTATGCTTAGGTTTCCTTTATGACAACCATACGGGATTCTATCCTTATCTGGCTCGGTGCTTTCAGGCGATGTGTGAAACAGAAGCAGAAGAAAAACCCGTTGGCCGGTTTCTCAATATCCCCATTTCGCAATATTTTAGTAAAAAAGTCGAAGAGTTTAATGCCATTTTTGGACAGAAACAGATACAAAACATTACATATACTCTTTCGTTGATGGATAGCAAGGGAAAAACGGACAAGATTGAGAACCTGATTCAGACAAATATTCAGAAATCGATGGATTGGTGTTCTCGATTTGGAATTCAGCATTATGCATTGAATACTCCTTCGAATATCTTTTTAGGGGGAGGAGTGGATAAGAGCGTCGAATGTGTCATAAAGGAATAATATACGCTTCGCGACCCTTACTGGAGGTGCAAAAAAATTTTTTTGGGGGTTTTCCGGCGGGGGTCCGGGATATATAACATATTTTTTATGTTATATAATAAGTGATATGGGGATATGGGGCACTATCAAAAAATTTTTTTGCACCTCCAGTAAAGGGTCGCGAAGCGATATAATTATTCCTTTATGACATATTCGAGAACCCTTTACCGATAAATGAAATTCTTTCTACAAAGAACGCCTGAACGAGGATTAATAACAGGAGTACATAGGGGTTTGTCGCCGACTTTCGTTTTAATCGTATACGCCTGTTCCGATACTCCATATGAAAGAGCTGCTGCAGCGGCTTTTCCATAAGCCGAACGAATTCCTCCAGCAGCATCCGTAATGGTATTGTATTTAATTCGCTGTAATAGAGTGCTGGAATCGACGGCTCCCTGAACCCCGAATTCCGAGTTATTCGGTTTGTAATAAAGAGGAACATAACTATAAGGAATCTGACTCGGGAATCCAGTCATATTGATACCGCCGAAATATGTTCCTGCTCCGAAACCGATGAGAACAGAGAAGTTTGTATTATTTGGAATGATATAATACGTCGCTCCATTTGTATAAGAAGGCGATGGTGGAGCAGGTGTAGGATCTGTATTTGGTAAAGCCGAAATTAGCCATGTTCCAGGAGAGGAATATGTGGATGCTGGATATGTCGCCTTGCTTGCTACGCCGGCATAAAGAATAACGGATTGTGTCTTGTTATCATAACTGATATTCATCAAGAATATTTTGGCGTTTGTTGCCGTTACCACGATATACGTATTGTTTAAAATCTGTATGGCCTGGAATGCCTGATTCAAGGAATCAATATCATAATACCCGTCAGGAATGACGGCCGTATATTGCGTTCCATCTACCCAGACATAATTGAATGTGTTATTGTTATTCGCAGCGCTAATTTTCGGTTTCACGCAATGGCTTAGACCAGCAGGAGAATAAATATTGGAAGATGCTCCAGGACCAGGCACTAGACCCGAATTTCCCTTGCGAATATAGACATATTCGTTTTGTTTGATTGTCATATTTCTCGAAATCAAATATTGTTGTGTGCTGGTTGAATATGTATCATTGTTTCTTGCTGCGTTGAATTTGCGAGGAATCATACCGGCACTACGGCAGCGTTTTCTAGCGTTTACTTGAGGAGAAAATACACAGGCTGTAGGATTGTTACATGCGCCATCTTCGGCTGATAGCGTTGTGGTAGTTAGATCGATGGTATTTACTAAACCATTTGAATATGATTGTTGAGTATATGATACTAAATTATTTCCCGGTGTCTCGAAATCGGATATCTTGACAGAAACACGCGCATTACAGTTTTTTGGGACCGTCTGTCCGCCAATATTGTGTATTTCTCGTCTATAGATAGAAAGCGGAAGAGCTTTTCGCAGTTGTAAAACACCTAATCTAGCAGCATTTTTCTGGTTTTTTTGAATAGATGCTACTATTTGATAAAATGGTCTTCCCTTCCAGCTTGCCAATTTTGTAGGAAATCCAATAGGATACGTAGATGACATTTTTATATAGTAGTAATATATATTCCTTTATGAAATTAAATTTCTCAAAAATTAACCTAAAAACTGCTGTTTTAGGAGCTTTGATAGCATTTTTTTTATTGATAATGGTTTTTCCTTCGGTAGAACCATTTTGTTTGTATCCTGCTCCATATGACCCACCTACAATTCCAACAATCCCATCAGGAGCTACCTCTTCGGCACCACCTACCTCTTCGGCACCACCTACCTCTTCGGCACCACCTACCTCTTCGGCACCACCTACCTCTTCGGCACCACCTACCTCTTCGGCACCACCTAC